GGGGGGTCATGACGCCCCTCCCCAACCCTATGGGCGTCGAGGTAGTTACTCGATGCTTGACTCCATACTTGGAGTCGGGGGAAAACCTTCTTGAGCGTGCTCGCAATGTGTGCGGCCAGCTCCTTGTGGACGGACGTGTCTGTCCAGAGAAGGTCAAAGCTCACGAGATTAACGTCCGTGAGCTGTCTAGGCAGGAGATGCCCGGTAACTCCGAACCACTCGAAACAGGCCCCCGGCCCACGTGTCATTCACACCCACGTGCGGCCGGTGAGAGGCGACTCGGGAGGCGCGTGATGAAAATCCTTGCAGACGAGCTTAAAACCCTTACGGGTGGTAGGTCCTTCTGTATGAGCGCCTCTCCGGCCGAGCTGAACATGTTTGACGCAGGCAACCACTTCTTCTACAACGTAACAGACCTCAAATCGGGCGCAGTGCATGATGCACCAGCGGAGAACGATGTCGTTGTGTTGACGGATGTGATAGCCCACATGAACATGTCACAGCTTGAGTCCTTGTCAGGTCGTGTCATCCTGAGCTACGGTCCTCGGCCAACTCGTGCCGGCGGTCGGACCCCTAATTCATCGTTTCACATAACGTCTCGCGGCGCTTATTGTGAGACCGTGGATGGGGGTTCCGAATACGTGGAACCTATATTCTGCCCTCCCACCAACTTCGTGCTTCGGTACGCCTGGTGGAAGAGCGGTTTCTGCCTCTACGAGGAGATCGTGCTACCCCTGGGGGATGCCAACAGGTGTGTTGGAATCCTCGTCCCGCGCGCGCAGTGTCGCTTACCATACAGCATCTACAAGTGTTTGGGGGCTTCGGCTGGAATGGACGTTAACTCCGTCCCTCTCCTGTCGAAGTTCCCGGGCGCCCACGTGGAGGCTGTCAATGGCGAGATGTACACGGTGATCGTGCGCCAGACGAAGGGGATTGTGTACTGGAGCATTGCCACCCCGTACCATGGCACACACGAAGTGACGATACCTTTCACCGAGTTATCGACTCTCCAACGATGTGTCAAGGCAAATCCCAAGACGTCGATGTCCATTTTGGACAGCGCGTGGCGGCGTATGAGGGGCGGTGCGACGGTCGCACTGGAAGACTCAACGCTACTTGCTGGCTTTCTGAAAGTCGACAAGCTAGCCCACATCGACCCGGTATGTTACGTGCCGTTCGGGGATGGAATCCCGAAAACGCTAGCGAAGTTAACCGCTCCGCCGCTTGTCAGGCCTGCCACCATCGTAGGCCAGACAGCGACCACGGCCCGGGATACTTTGCAGAAGCGAGTAATTGACAAGCGAACGCCTGGCTTCGAGATCGATGGCGAAGTCAAAGCGTTCTGCCGAGAGTTTAGCGAAAAGTTTGCGGACTTTCTCACGGAGGACCACAAACTCACTCCCCTCTCCAAGGAGGACGCCATTGAACGGCTGGCGTCCAACCCCATCCGTACCCGAAGGATCGAGCAGGCATGCGCACTTCCGGACCCACAGGAACCCGAGACGGTCAAGATCTTCATGAAGAAGGAGACCATTGACGGCGCCGCCGAGTCTAACAAGGCTGGGCGGGCGATATTCCCCGTGGGCCAGAACGCCCTCATAGAGGGCAGCATGTTTACTTACCCTCTGCTGGACGCGTTTAAGAAACGCTTGCCAAACTACCTCTCCGGTAAATCCTACGAGGATTGTGAAGAGATTGTTGGCAAGTTTATCGATGACATGACGGCAGACGATTTATTCGAGACGGACTTCAGCGGATTTGACGCTTCCACAAACCGGACCCTCATCGCCGAGTGGGAGCACTTTGTCGACCGTTGTTTTGGGGACACGTTCAAGGACATGACTAGCGTGATGTACCGCACCTCACAGGATCTACACGGTCGCATGATGTGTGGCACGACACGCTTGGGCATTGATTTGGACGATATGGTGCTCAGTGGGTCTGCCTGTACCCACCTGAAAGGAACCTTCATCCACCTTATGAAGAACTACGTCACCGCACGCCTAGTCTGCAAAACTGTGGACAAGGCCCACAACCCCAAGAACGCATATAGCCGCAAGATCATCGACGCTGTTAGCACATCATTCGACTACGTAGT